GACAGGTACAGTACCTAAAGATGATCATGAGTTTAAATCATTACAAGTAAGTATTGGTGATGTTATAAACAGAGTATCTGCAAAAGAATTACAAGACAAAGGTGTATTAGCAAACTGTCATGTCAACATAGTACAACTAATTGATCATGCCGAACATACAAACTACCAAAGTGAATTAAAGTATTTGTTAAGTGACGAAGATAGATTGGATGTAATGGCAAAATTAATACTTCAAGCAAATGAAGGCGGTAATACATTAGTCCTAGTAGATAGAGTACAAGCAGGTAAAGACTTAGTAGAACGATTAGGCGAAACTGCTGTATTTGTAAGTGGCTCAACAAAAGGTGCTGATAGAAAAGAACAGTATGATGAAGTTAAAACTTCCGATGATAAAATAATTGTAGCAACGTATGGTGTTGCCGCAGTTGGTATTAACATTCCGCGAATATTTAATTTAATGTTAATTGAACCAGGTAAGTCTTTTGTACGTGTAATACAAAGTATAGGGCGTGGTGTTCGTAAGGCAGAAGATAAAGATTTTGTACAAATATGGGATATTACAAGTACTTGTAAGTTTGCAAAGCGACATTTAACAAAACGTAAACGTTTTTATAAAGATGCAAATTATCCATTTTCGTTAGAAAAGTTAGACTGGAAATAGGATTTAGGTTATTCTGACGAATTTATTAGGTTAAGGTTACTATAAAATATAAGTAACTTATTTAAAAACCTATCTTATGAGAATACACACACTAGACGATAAATCTTACGAATTAGACGAACTACCAGAAGTAATAGACGATATAAGGTTCGCTGTGTTTGACAACAGTAATCCCAAAGATGCAGATTACTTTTTTATTCCATTAATATTTTTAGAAAGTTTTACATCGCCTGCATTGGTATTAAAAATTGGTAACAAGATATTGAAAATGCCATTAGATTGGAATCTATTAATAGGCGAAGAAGAAACAGGTGACTTAGAAGCAATACCACTTACAAGTATAAATGATAGAAACTTTAAAGCATTTTCGTTTAATAGTTTAAGTAGTTTCAAAGCAGATTTTTTACCAGTAGAAGTGTTAGATGTTTACAACGAAGTCCAATGGTATAATCCTAAATTAAAGAATGGACAATATCTTGCTGTTCCATTAGACGATAGTGAAGAACCAGAAGTTGTGTATTTTATAAAAGATGTTTCTAGAAATTCACAAGTAGTAGATTATAATCAAGCATGGTAGCACCTAAGAAATTAGATTTATTTAATCAAGTACTTCCAGCAATAGATCGCAAGGATTATAACTTTTACGACAATCTAACAGACGAGCAAAAAAAAGAATTTAAACAGCAAAGCATTTTACATATGAGATGGGGTTGTAGTTTAGATGTAGACGATAGAATACTACAACATTACTACGTTGCTAGTTTTAATCACAGAGCAAACAAAAACTTTTTTAATGTGTATAACCACCCAAAACTACAATGGTTGCTTATTGCGGCAAGTAGTCCAAAGTTAGGAAAATATAGACGTAAGTGGTTAGGAAAAAAGAAAGCAAAAGATCCAAAGGATGATATTAAGAAACAACTTGCAAACATTTATCCAACTTATAAAGAAGAAGATTTAGAAGTACTAAGTAACTTTGTTACTAAAAAAGAACTAAAACAATATGACAAAGACCGTGGCAACTGATGTTACATTTGAATGCAAATATTGTAAAAAGTCATTTAAACGTGAAAGCACTTTAACAGCACACGCTTGTGAAAAGAAGAGACGTTATCAACAGAAAGATGAGAAAGGGGTCCGTGTGGGATTCCAGGCGTATTTGCGTTTTTACGAATACACGCAAAATCATAGTAAACAAAAATCCGTTTATGACTTTATAGATAGTCCTTACTATACTGCATTCGTTAAGTTTGGAAGATATTGTGTTGATATCAATGCTGTCAACGTTCCACGTTTTATTGATTACGTTATTACAAACAACAAAAAGTTAGACTATTGGACAAAAGATAGTTTGTACGGTGAGTACTTAACTGATTTGCTATTAACAGAAGATCCAACATATGCATTACAACGTGCAGTTGAATTTAGTATTAAATGGGCAGAACAAAATAATGCAGACAGTAAAGATATACTTAGGTATGGAAATTCAAATACATTGTGTCATGCAATAACAACAGGTAAGATAAGTGCTTGGGTGTTATACAATTGTGATAGTGGTAATAAGTTTTTAGAAAATTTAAATACTGAACAAGCAGAACTTATTTGGGATTATATAAATCCTGATATATGGCAAAGCAAAATACAATCAAATAAAGATGATGTAGATTATATTCAGTCTATGTTACAACAAGCAGGATGGTAAAACAAAAGTTAGAATTTGTAGAAATAATGATGATAAATTCTTGCAACTTGTCGTGTAAGGGTTGTACTACATTTAGTGATTTAAAACATCAAGGATCAAGAATTAACTGGTCAACTGCGAAACAATGGATAGAAGATTGGAGTGAGCGATTAGAGTTTGAAGGTATTGGTTTAATTGGTGGAGAACCTTTATTACATCCTGAAGTTCGTGAATACTTAATAGGTATGCGTGAATTATTACCTAACACACAAATACGTTTCGTTACCAATGGTCTATTGCTAGATAAACATTGGGATGTAGTTGAACTTCTTAATAGTTTAGGGAATGCAGTACTAAAGATTTCATATCACGTTGATAGTAAAAAACTAGATGATATAATTCAACGTGTATTTGATTCGTACAAATGGCGAGAAGTGAATGAATATGGTATTGATCGCTGGAAAAATGAACAAGACTTTACATTTCAAGTTAGTAGCACAGATACATTTTTAAAAACATACAAAGGCGAATATGAAAATATGATGCCTCATGATAGCAATCCAAAAGAAGCATTTGAAATATGTGTCCAAAAACGTTGTCCTATGATACTAGATAACACATTATATAAATGTGGTACAGTGGGTTTAACTCCACCATTATTGAATAGATTTGGAAATCCAAACATAGAATTATGGGAACAGTACATAGATGATGGTTTAAAACCCGATTGCGAAAACAAAGATCTAGAGATGTTTGTAAACAATTTTGGTAAACCGCATTCAATTTGTAGACAATGTCCAACTAAAAATGATGTACAATCTTTTGTAGAACATTTTCCAACGGTAGAATTTAAATGAGTGCAGACGTAGATATTGACTTTGCTGATAGAGATGCAATACTAAAACATATTAAGCATATACCTGCACGACAGCAAGAAAGAAAACATAACAGTGGCGTTTATGTTACAGATATTCCTGTTGATCCAATTAATGGCTGTTCAACTTTGGATTATAAAGAAGCAGAAGATAGAGGATACTTTAAGATAGATTTTCTTAATGTAAATGTTTATAGCAACATCAAAGATAATGAACATTACGAACAATTATTAAATGCTACACCGCCTTGGGAAAAGTTATTAGATAAGAATTTTTGTTCAAAAATAATACACATATCAAATCACTGGAATGACATAGTAAAAATGAAACCCGATAGTGTTGCTAGAATGGCAATGTTTTTAGCACTTATACGTCCTGGTAAAAAGCATTTAATTGGTAAAACTTGGAAAGAAATAGGTGAAACTATTTGGGAACAAACAGAAGATGGATATTCATACAAAAAAGCACACGCAGTAAGTTATGCAAAACTTGTTGCATTACATATGAATATTATTGATCAAGATCTTTAATTAAAGTAATAGATTTTCTCTTTGATCTTTTTTGAATTATATTATTCAAACTTGTACAAGGACCACTTAGTATCTCTAACGTTTTATTATTAAATGTAGTTCTGTACTCTCTAAATACAGTCCATTCTTCTTTTAAAAATAAGTTAATAGGAATACTTCTATTAGATTCCCACCACCAAGTTTCTCCTAATTCTAAAAATAATTTCTTTAAGTCGTTATCTAGTATTCTTCCAAAGTCATACATAGTAGTTAATACTTTGTCCTGATTCATTATTATTCCAATGTATTCTTTGTCTGCATACAGAACAATAGACAGAAATGGATATTTCTCTTGTATGCGTTCGAATAACTGATTTTCCATAAATATATACTATGTATGCTACTAAGATTTATTTATATAAACAAAACCAGTTGGGAATCTTCTTTAACCAAGATGCAGACAACGGTATTAACAATTCTCAAAGGAACAGATATATGTATTCAGGAATACTAAAAGCAACAAAAGGTGTAGACACTGTAATTGAATTTCAGTTCTTAGATCAAAATCAAAAGCCAGTAG